ATCAGGACGCATACCGTCGATAATTTTATAATCTTTATATAGAGTAACGGCATTTAAAGCTGAAACTGTTTCAGGCCTTACGTTACGGAATATATTAACCATTTGTTGAACAGTACCAGTACGATTAAAATCATAAGCGACTGATGGAAATTGACTAAAAAACATTATAATCTCCTATAGTTTAAAACGACTTGCAACGTTATTAATTGCACTGTTAAATCCAGACCTAGCTTCATTCACTCTTCCTCTTAATTTAGTCTCTAATGAATTAAGTCTATTTTGTATTTCACCTTCTATAGAATCTAATCCAAACTCGGCGCCAGGAGATGCAATTCCTTGTTCAGCTCCGTATAATTTCTCTCTTGTGACAATTGTTGTTTCTTGGAAAGTCATAGATATATCGACTTCAGAAGGTGATCCATCAGCATGGAACATATTCGAACTTGCATTATATGTTGTTGTTAGATTAACTAAATATGATTCAAGTATAGTTGGCATATAAGTATTCGGCTGATCACCATGTAGAAATTGTATTTTAAATGTTGGAGGATATTTTAATAACGCACCTTGACGTGTAGGGTATAAAGCCTTTCTAAATAAATGTTCAATAAGAAATATTTGATGTGCTTCGTCGGCAGATTCCGATACCATTTTAAAAGTAAAGTCAAATGATCTTAACGCAACGTTATCAAACTGTAGAGATGTATTAGGATTTAGTGCAAGCCCAGCTTCCATAGCTTTTTTCTGGGCTGCTGGTGCAAGAGCTCCTGCACCCAGTTGGTCGAGCATTGCGCCAGTTTTTGTAATAGCTAAATCCTCTACATCTGTTGCATTTTGTTCTTGAGCACTATTACCAATCATACCTAGATCAACACTGCCATAGGATGCAGAATCGGGTACAGAAAACCCTGCTGGAACATATAGATGTACTTTAATATTTTCAGGCAAAGCTCTTTGTACCATTTCGAATGATACATGAGGATAACCTTTAAAGCTATCAGCCTTCGCTCTTAAATTTTCTGGGTATACATATAGCTTGGTCATGATTTATTCCTATGAGTATGAACTACTAATATCATCTGATCTCCAACTTCTCGGACGTCTGTATGATCGTACAGCTGTATTCGATGTGTTTGTTATAACATCACCTTGTTTTTGATTTATAACTACTGGAGCTGCGGCAGCTTGATTTAAGAATTGTCCTTCCATCTTATTATCCATAGACGACATATCTAGTTCATCACCCGTAGTGTTAACTGATTTCCCTAACTCGGTTTTTTCAAATTCCTCGTTATCTTTATCGATCTTTTTCTGTTGTAACTCAGTCTTTTTCCTAGCAGCATTATCAGTAGACATTAATTCTGCGTTTGCAATCTTTTTAACAAAATCTGGAACTTCAAACCCCATAAATTCTAATAACTTAGTACCCATGCCAGCGATCTTCTTAGCTAGTCTAATAAAAACGTTTGCAATATGCGCGAAGCCATCTTGTAAGAAAGCAGCTCCTAAAAATATTAAATCAAATACTGAATCGAATCCTAGTGCATCTCTTAGTTTAACTAAACCAAAACCTATAAGTGCAACGACAGCAGCGATAGCTAAACCAATTCCAATTGCAGGTAATAAGGGAAGTAAAGCAGCAGTCATTGATGCAAGTATACCTGTAAATGCCGCAATCATAGCCGGTGCTACTGTCATCATAAACATAACTCTAAAAGCAGTGGCTGCGGCTGTTACACCTCTAACAACCTTCATTAGTTTACCACCTAATGCTCGACCCATAGCTTTAAAATGAGCTATCATACTACCTGCGTACTCTGTAGCTAAGAACAGTTTGTATGTTTGAGCAGCTACCATTAATCCCTTAAATACTTTATGTGCAGCCATTAATACTTTTGCTATCTTGCCACCAAAAAAGAATATAAATGCTCCAGTAAACATTTTCCATTCAGATTTAAAAGCTTCTAAAGCACCTTCAATATCACCATTCATTAATGCTTTAACTATTTTCATAGCAGCTGTTAATGTCTCAACAAGCTTATTAACTATTTTTTCCATAAGCTCTGGATTGAATATTGCAAGAGCAGCAAACACACCACCCCCAGCAATGATTGCATTATCTTTTGCGAATCCAACAAGACCACCAATACCACCAGCTATTTTACCTAATAGACCAGATTGCTTTTCAACTGCTTTATTAGCTTCTCTTCGGTTTTCTTCAGTTTCAGCATTAGCTAATATAGTATCTTGGCTTTCTCTTTCAAGATCAATAACTTCTTGATCGCCAGATTCAATTGCAGCTTGTAATCTTTGATTTGATGCTTTAAACTCAGACCTTAAAGCAAGTGAATTATTTTTTCCTTCCTCATCACCCTTTTCAGTCGACAGCACAAGATCCATTAATAACTGATTTCTGTCTCTATCAGTTTTATTATCTTGAGAAATTTTATTTTGCTCTGTTATTTGTTGAGTAATAGCATCAATACCAACCGAACTTTCCAGCGATGCATTCTGTAAAGCCGCAGCAGCCATTTGTACACCATCGGCCATTTGTCGTATTTCTGGTGGAGCTGCTGGTCCTACTATATCATTTGCCATAACTTATACCTATTTCTTTTTAAGAGCTTGTGTGCCAAAGAACGCAGCAACGATACCAGCAACAGCAACAAAATATGTTGGTGCCATATCACCTAGTGTTTCCTGAGCTTGGTCTAGACCTGCTAGGGATGCAAGGACAACAGCAAAAGGATATAAGAGTAATCCACCTAATGCGAACCATGTCATGTTGCGTTGAGCATCACGCATAGCATCAGCATCTTCAAGTTCTTTTCGTTTGAACTCAAGGTACATTGCTTCTTCTTCACTAGATACTTTACCATCACCATTAGTATCGGCTGGGTGGAATACTTTATCTTCTGACATTATTATCTCCTTGCATTTTCTTGTTTAATACGTTCGTTTTCTTCTTTAATATGTTGTTGTAATAACGAAGTATAGATCTCACGTTCCCACGGCACCATGTTATCTAACTCTGTTAGACTATATCCGTGGTGTTGCATCATCGCAAAGTTTGTCTTATAATGGTTATATAAGCTATCGTGAGAGAGGCCTAACCAAAAAAACTATCAAAGCCTCTTAACTCAATATCATTTTTATGACCGCATTTACTACAATCAAATTTTAAATCATATGTTACTGCTGGTATATCTTCGAAGTAAGCAGTTAATTTTTTAAACTGTCCACTATTCAAAGAATCAATAAAAGCTTCTACTGCTTTTGTACCTTCACTCTTAGCAGAATAAACATTATCGGCATCATAGATTGATTCAATACAATCAATAATCATATTCATTGCTTGATCGACGTTATTTGCTTTAGGATCTTGTTTCTCTAATCCTGCAACAGATGGATAATTTAATATTACTCCTACACTATCCGTTAGCTCAATTGTATTATTTTTCTTAATAACAACTGGCATTTTAATATCATCAAAATTAATCTCTTGATTATTTTCTGCATCGCATTCTGTACATTTAGCTTTTATTTCTGTTGTCTCACCAACAGACTTACCTCTTAGCTTTAAAAATAATGCTTCCAAATCAAACATTGCTAATTTGTCTACATTGATATCATCATATACACATGCTTTGATTACACCTTTTAAAGCAGTTAAAATTTGCCTTTCATCTTTCGATTCCATTGCGATCATTAAGATCTTTTCTTCTTTTACTAAGTAAGGTCTGTATTCTACTTCCTTTCCTAATGATGGTACTATTGTTCTATACTTCGCAGCATTCAATACTGGTAAAGCCATAATATACTCCTATAATAATATTAAAATAATGAACTAATTTTTTCAAATTTTCTTTTTGCGTTTGTAAATTTATCTGGTAATTCCAATATACTACCTAAGTTTGGTATTGCTGATACAAATCCAGATACAGACGATTCGATAAAGTTTTCTGGTATATAACGATCATATGCGAATGTTATTTCTATTTTTTGTATTGAATTTTCGCTTTCGTTATTTAAAGCAATTGAAGATATATTTATTGGATATGCATTTATTAATTTAATACCATATACGTTTTTATCTTCAGCGTTAAGTTGTTGAATAACAATATCTGTTTGATAATTTTTCTTATAACCTAACGTATAATTTTCAGTATCAACAATAGAAGATATCCACGTTTCAAACATGTCTTTCATATAATAATCATTTGTAAGTAAAAATGTCATTTGAACATCATCATCGATATATCCATTAGGCATTTTAATTGTTTCTTTTTCTGCTTGGAAGTCTAATGTATTAATACTACGACCTGGAATTGAAGTCGCTTCACATAGGAATGCAATATCTCTTGGATCACTTATAAGAGATCGAGCATTAAAGGTACCATTAGCAAATCTACCAACAATATCCATTGGATCTAGATTAAGTAACGCTTGTGTCGGGGGTGTAAATATTGTAAGGAATCTATTAGTCTTTGCTAACCCTTGCCTTTTACCAATGATTGCTTTTAAATTATCAATTGACATATATTATTTACCTGAGTATTGTTTGCGAGAATATCTCCAAACAGTTTCTTTTTTAACTTTAGCAAATTGTTCTACTGGTAAGAAGATTGCTATTTCCCATTCACTCATTGGAACTCTTACTGGTCGACCTTTCACTTGACTATTTAAATAATGCTTAAAGCAAGGTTGAAATTCTTTAAACTTTTTAGTCGATTGTAGTAAATCATATCGTAATTTTAATCGACTCTTATCTGTTACGTTTTTAGGTGCAGTCTTCATTAACTCATCTAAGAATCTTGCACGAACCATTGGCGGTAAGTAATGGAGATTTAATCCATAGAATCCACCAGGAGCTGGTTCAACTACTATGACCATAGGAAACTTATCATAATATGGTAAGGTCTTCTTATGCTTAGGATCATAGAAGTACATGTACATACTACCAGCGATCTGCTTACTTGATGGATCTAATGCTTCATCTTTTAAAAGTTTACGAGGATTCACGTCACCTAGTTCATTAACCTTTTTACGGAACCAATTCTTAGACGATTTAGTCCTTGCTTGGATTCCAGCTCTTTGAGCGCTTGCTTGTAGTGTATCAAATAGACTTGCCATATCTTTATTTATATCAATTAGTCCTTTACATTTGAGTGAAAGTATGTTATAATAATATAGTATACCCCGGAGGATAGAGGTATACTACTTTTTCTTAATGGTTGATTTCTTTTTAACTGGAGTCTTCTTTTTAGTTGTTGACTTCTTTTTATTCTTAATGGGAGCTCCAACTATTTTAATACCCATTGACTTTAATGTATGTTCAGTCCATATCTCAAAGGTCCAACCACGATCTTCTGCATAGTCCCTAGCAGCTTCCCATTTATCAGTATTCTTTATATATGTTGTGACTTCATTGATATACTTCTTTGTCTGTCTTGATGGTTGTTTAGGTGGTTTAGTTTCTTTGTCTGGCTTGATCTCAACAAGTATGACATGACCTGATTCCATCTTAATAAGTAGATCAACATAATACCTATGCATCTTTTTATCGACCTTCCATCTATATGGTACAACCACCTCTTCCGAATTCCAAGCAATAACTTGTGAATTAGCTTCGCACCATTTAAAACAAGACTTCTCCCATAATGATCTGTATGTTATTTTAGTCGGATCTCCAACATACTTCTCTGGTTTTTTAATTTTGTATTTACCTGAATAAGCCATAATGATATTTATAAGCAAAAAAAAGGAGCCCCGAAGGACTCCTTAAATATTACTTCTCTCAGGCTATAGTTCTTATTATTATGATTCTTGTGCTAACTTAGCGAAGTAACTAAGGGTATCATCTTCAGCTGCAACAGTATTACCTACCGGAGCAGATTCAGACTGAATAGTTGGTTCAGTATATGACTGAGCTACTACAGGTTCTGCTACTGCTGCATGACCAGCATCAACACCTAATACCTTATTAAACTTAGCTTTAAGTTCAGCATAAGTCTTATAGTTTTCAGCCTTAGTGAAGTCTGCTAATGAATGAACCTTAGCATATACTTCTTCTAGCTTTTCTTCGTCTGAGTTAAACAGAGCTGATTGATTACCAAACTCCGACTTATCATAGTTTACCCAACCTTCAACTTTACGAATCTTGATCTTAAAGTCAGCACCGTCCCAGAAATCGTAAGGGTTAACTGGATCTTCATCTTGGAATTGAGGCTGCATCACGTCCATGATCTTGTCGAAGATCTTCTTACCAAACTTATAAAGGAATACCTTACCTTCATTTTGTGGATTAGATGGATCTGATACAACAAGCACATTTGACACATAGTGTAAACGACGTTTGCGTTCGCGAGCAAGAGCTTTATCTTCATCTCGACCGGTATTCCATAGGATTGCATTTGCTTCTCCAACAGGATCATCTTGGCCAATAGAAGTTAATGAGTTTTCGATATACCACATACCGGTTGGTCCTTGAAAGCCATGATCCCAATAACGTGCCCATGGTAAATCTTCACCTTCCCTGGGTGGAAGGAAACGAATTACTGCATAGCCATTACCAGCTTTATCACGTGTAGGCTTCCAAAAACGGTCATCACCGTATGATTTTGTTTCTGCTTTTTGAGATACTGCTTCCGCTGCTTGAACGAGTTTATCGATAGACGAGCCACGATTAGATTTTAAATTACTTAAAGACATATTGTTTTCTCCAATGTATGTTTTGTATTTTCTGAATTATCCACTTTATTCATAATGTAATGTATATTATAACACATTATCACTAACTTGTAAAGGACTTTGTTACGATCTTTATCATTTTATTTCGGTCAATCGAAACAAATGGATCGTACTTCTGAACTTTACGAGACAGATCAGGCCACATGATTGTCTCTGTTATTTGTTTATCTGCCTTGTCCATAAACCTTGTGAGCTTATTTAGTATGACCACAGTTTCTAAACAAATTTCTTGCTGTAAGAATGCATTGATAACTACTGGGTATTCGTTATCCTTACACTCTAGTATTTCATCAAATGAGTTGACCATTGATGATAATATATTTATATCACTTTTAAACCTATATGATAATGATTCATGGACTTTAACCATATCGTTATAATTAGTCTCTCCATCAAGGCCTAGCATATCACCTACATATCCTACGTCATTAATAAAGTTTGATACATAATACTTTAATAGATCCTTGCCATAACTCTTACCGAGCTTGGCAAAGAAATACTTGTCTCTCCGTTTAAAGAAAGACTGAGGATTAACTCGAGTTTTATAATGGTACTTTACTGCATCATATCCGTCTGTTTCGAAATGAAGCTTGAGTGCATTATAAAGTTTGTATGACTCGAATGGATCCATCTTACTTAAGACATGATTCATATAATGCTTCCAAGTCTTCCATTTCGCCAGTGACTTGAGCAAGAGTTTGCTTATGGTATACGTTAGCTAACTTACGTAGATGCTTCTTATCGATACCAACTTTATCGTTTAGTTCTTCAATAGCTTCTTTGATGAAGTTCTTTTCAGACTCAATGCGAACCATAGAGTTTGATAACTCAGTCATTGCATCTTTGATGATTTTACGATCTGCGTCTGATGATGGAATAATAATTGTGCTCATGGTGTTTTCCTATAATGGTAGTTTATTGCCGGGTGTTGTTGTAATTAATTTTAATTCTGATGCTTCTACTTCTAGCT